AGGAACCAGTTCTGGGCAATGTCGTCGTCAAACACGTCCTTGCCCCAATGGGTATAGCTGCCAAACTTCACGCCGATGCGGTGGTAGTAGGTATTGCTTTTCCGGTTGGTGTAGATCTTCACGCTCTTCCCCAGCTCCACCGTGCTGCTTTCCGCCGTGGGGACGGATGCTCTGGGGATGGTGGGCAGCGTCACGCTGCCGCTGACCGTCAGCCTGTCCGGTGTCCACGACGATCCGGCGTTGGAGACCCACTCGCCGGAGAGCGTCACTTTCTTGCTGCCGTCTGCATCGTGGCCGATGACCACGCTGCGGCTGCCCAGCGTATACCACGCCGGGGAGTTATAGCTGTACTTGGCGTATACCCGGCTGCCCTGAATGACGTAGTAAGCGGAGTTGTCCTCCTGATTGTAAGACCCTGTGGTGTTGGCGTACAGGTACAGCGTCATGCTGACGGTGGACTGATTGGCCGCCACGTTCTGCGTCACCGTGTAGTCCAGCCGCAGCTGCCAGCCGTTGCCGCTTTTTGCCCCGTAAATACTCGCCATGCCTTACCCTCCGATCCACTTGACCGTCAGCCCAGATGTAAAGCTGATGTCCCAGTTTCCGCCCACAATGCGCTCGGATACCTCGATGCGCCCCACGTGCAGCGCCCCGTTGGAGAACCAAGCCGCCTCCGTGCCGTTGATGAAAAAGCTCATGCGCTCCGGTGTCCATGTGGTCATGTTGCTGGTGGTGTCCACCACGTCATAGGTCTGCCCGTCCACCTCCACCTTCCCGGTGGTCTTTACGTCCTGCCCGATGGCAATGCCGATGATGGGGACTGCGCCGTTGTAGCCGATGATGCCCTGCTTGATGTAGCCGGAGGACTTCACCAGCATTTCCCGCAGGGCATCCTGATCCCCTGCCAGCTCCGTCAGCCGTGCGTCGGTGTCGGCGGATATCTTGGCGGCGTAGTCATAGGCCGCCGTGGTGTTCTCCGCCGTCTGGGTCAGTCGGCTCTCGATCTCCTCCTGATACTGCCCGAAGTCTGATACCGCCACATATTCGCTCCGCAGCACCGTCTCCAGCACATCCATCTGCTGATAGATGACATTGGCCGTCTTGATAATAAGATCCTTCAGCGCCGAGGCCGTCTGGTCTACAGAGGTCTGCACCTTTTCCGCCGACTGCGTTCCCCCCGCCTGAATGGCCTCCTGCACGTCCTTCCCGAAGGAGTCCATGCTCAGGTCATTGAGCGCCAAATTCAGATGCTGGGCCGCCTGAAAGAGATACGACCGCAGCTGTGCCAGCTGCTCCTGCTCCGTCCCCCGCAGCAAAGGCGGGGTCTCTATCTGTACCATCACATATCGCTCCCTACCTGCAAAATTCTGGCCACGGAGAACATCTTCATCTCCCCGGTCCCCTTAAGCCGCATCTGGAGGTGATCGCACCTGCGTGGGGTCACCGGGATGGCAAAGGTACGGGCTGTCCCCTTGTCCCACTGCACGGCCCCCCACCGGATCCAATCCCCGGAGGAATCGTACTTCAGATACAGCTCCAGCTTGCCCTTCAGCTGTACCCGAAGGTCAAACCGGCTCAGATACTTCTTGTCCGGGTACTCGTAGCCCATGAGGCCGGAGACTGCCTCCCACGCTACATCCTCCTCCGGTGTCCACTGGGTGCCGCAGACGCAGCCCAGCTTTTTCCCCGTCTCGTCGATGAAAAACAGGTCGTCATCCTTCTGGGCGAACATCATGACCCGAAGGTCATCCTCCTTGTGCCACATCCCCTTGCCGGTGTCATATACCAGCAAAACCGGGCTTCCCGCCCCGTCCAGCACGGAGAGATAGTACTTACCGTTAAAGGCCCCTCCCACAGCATCCGTGTAGCGCACGCCGCCCAGCGCCGCCCCCACATCCACAGGAACAGAGCCGTCATAGGCGCATACCTCGGTGCGGCCCTTGTAATAAAGCACCTCGTTGACCACGCACAAACTCCGCCAGCTGCCCTTCTGTACGCCCCGGCACAGCGTCTCCGTGATCTGATGCGCCCCCGTGGTGGATACCGCCACCCGGTGCAGCGCCGTCTCCTTGAAAAACGTGGGGTAGCCCAGATAGTTCACGGCTCCCGTCCATGCGCCGTCGGAGCCTACGGAGGCCGCCCAGCTGTCTGTGGACAGGCCCATGTAGCAGCCCCAGTTCTTAAAGTCTCCCAGCTTGCAGCAGTAGATCTCGTTGACGGTCTCCCCGTCCTTCACGCCGTATCGGCAGCCCCACAGGCGGTTCTGAGCCTGACAGATGTAGTCCATATCCGGGGCAATGCGGTGTACGGACACGCCGCCAGTCTGCGTGGCCCCCCGGTCTACCACGCCCACCACCACGATCCAGTCCTCCCCCTTGGCCCAGATGACCTTGGAGGCATTGAGGTCTGCGTACTGCTGCTTGACCTCCTCGCTGTCGCCGTCATAGGCGATGCCCTTGAGCACCACGCCGTCATAGGCTTCAAAGGCTGTCCCGATGCCCGTGGCGGTGATCTTGACGTATACCTGCGGAATGGCTACCCACACGGAGGTGGTGCCGTCGTAGCGCTTGAGGCTGTGGCTGTCCATCCACAGGTCACCCCCCTGCGGGGTCTGCGGCTTCGTGTAGGCAATGCCGTTGTAGGGATCGCCGTTTATATCGCAGATGGCGTAGGTGACCTGCGCCCCCTCCGCCACGGAAAAGGATGCGTCAATGGAGCCGTAGTCCGTCAGGTCTGCGGTGTTGATGTACTTCCGATCGGGCCAGATCACCAACCACGCTCCCATGCCGATAAGCTGTTTGGGGCAGTCCTCCGGTGCGGTGGAAAGCCCAATGTTCACGGCCTTCCCGTTTACCACCAGATCCTTCCCGTCTACCCAGATAAGGGCGTCCTTGGCGGTAAGTCCCGCCGGGGCGGAAAGGGTCTCTCCCCAGCCCCGCCTTCCCCGGCTGGCCAGCATCGGGTAGTAGTCCCCCGTAAGATTTTTCATGTCCAGCCACTGCCCGTCCTGTATCCGGGGCCGGTGGTCGTAGCCGCCGAACTGGCTGGTCATCAGTCGGCTGGTCTTTGCCTCCTGCAGCTGCGGTAGATACATCTTGCGTCCCCTCCTCAGATCTGCAGCGGCCCCGCCGATACCGGCAGGTGCGTCCGGTTATACCATGCGGCAAACACCTGATAGGCGGCGTTGTACATGGCCGCCGACTGGTTATACTTGCTGATCTCCGCATTCTCCAGATCGATCATACTCTGCAAATACCGCACATACACCTCCTCGGCGTAGGGATCCGGCACCAGAAGCGTTTTCTCCATGTCCGCCGTAGTGTACCGTGGCATCTCCCCCTCCGGTGCGCCCTCGTGGGAGCGGATCACGTCCCACCAGACCTTCCCGTCCAGTCTCGTCAGCCACTCCACTTTGGTCTGGTCGTCAAACTGATTGGGCTTTACCAGATTGCACCGGGCGATGGCCTCACTGATCGTCATTGTTTCTCCTCCTTTATCGCAAAAAGGGGGAAAGGCCCCGTCGGTCTCTCCCCCTCCTTTTCTCTCGCAGTTACTGCCCCAGCATTTCGTCCTTGTGCTTGTCCAGCTCCTCCTGTGCCTGCTGGGATCGCCGGATCTCGTCGGCGATGAAGCGAGGCACCTCGCTGGTCTGGCCCTTGGGCAGCAGATAGTTGATGCCATTGACGGAAACGAACAGGTTCGGCTCGTCGTGGGCGCTGCCTCTGGGGATGTGGATACTGACCTTGTCGCTGGGGTCAAGACCCATGGCCTCGATCTCACGCTCTACCTTGGTTTTTGCAGCCATTTCGTGGCCCTCCTTTTGTGTTCTTCGGGGGAGGGGAGGCTGCCCCCTCCCCCGGTGTCTTAGTTGGCGGTGTCCGTGGCGGAGTAGGAGCTGACGCTCATCACCCGCAGCAGCCGCTCCGGGTACAGCAGCGTAGCGCCGTTGGTCTCGAACTTGTAGCCGATGGTGCTGAACTGGTTCAGCGGGCCGCCGATCTCGCTCTTGTCGTGGACGATCATCTCCAGCGCACCGCCCTCCGGGTTAATGATGCCGAAGGCATCCTTGCCGAAGAAGTAGGTGGCGTAGGTCACGCCTGCGGCCTTGTTCTGGTAGCTGGTGCCGCCCAGAATGGGGGCGAAGGTGTTCTCGATGAAGCGCACCCCGTGCAGTTCGCCGATCTCACCGTTGAAGATCTCGCTGGTGGCGGCGTACTTGTGGGCCTCGATCCACGCATCGCTCTTGCGCAGGTCATAGGCCACGCTGGGATGGATCACGGCGTAATACTTGCCGTTGATGGTGGGCGCACGATCCTTCTTCAGCTTGGTGGCGGCCTTTGCCACCATGTCCGGGGTCAGCAGCGCCCAGCCGTCGGTGTCGCTGGCTCCCATGGTGGCGCAGCTGGTGGGGGTGCTTGCCACAGCGCCGTTCTTGATGTTGTCGCAGTACAGCACGTTGGTGCCTACCAGCAGGGCATCCCGGATCAGCACCTCCTGCGTCTCGGCAGCAGATGCGCCCATCTCCTCCGTAGCGCCGAGGATCACTTCGTCGTAAGCGTGCAGCTCCAGCTGGTCGGTGATGGAGGCATAGGTGCCGTACTGGTCAATGGCACCGGTCTTGGTGCTGACGCCGAACTTCTGGCCGGTGGGGATCACGCCTTCCACCAGTTTGGAGGCCCGTGCGAAGGTATTCCACTTGCGCCATTCCACGCTCTTGCCGTGGTTGGCGGGCAGGGCCTGCTTGCGGCCAAACTGGGCGTAGAACATCTCCACCCGTGCGTTCTCCAGCAGCTCCGTGTCGTAAAAGGTTTTCAGCTCGGCGGACAGGGTGTCCTTGCCGGAAAATGCGGTGGTGGTGCCGGTATTGGCGTTGACGTAGTTGCCGGTGGCGTTGACCAGCGTACCGGCGTCGGCAAACAGCTGCAGATCCAGCAGCGGCTTCATGGTATTCATGATGGTTTTCATGTCTTTCTCTCCTTTCGTGATCCCACGGGGAGAGCGTCCGGCTCACTGGCCGGGATACAGCTTCTTCCCGTGTGCCGCCGCATCCCGGATGCGCTGCTTCAGCGCCTCTCTCTGCTCCTTGGATGCGTGGGCATAGTCGAATGTGGTGACGGAAGGAGCCTGTGCGGAGGTGCCATGCTCTGTGGGCCTGCGCTGGCCGGAACGAATGGCGTTGGCCATCTGCTCCGCCGTCTGGCGGGCCGTCTGCTGCATGGCGGCGGTCTGGATCTCCTTGCGGTGGACGGCATAGTATGCGTCCTCCACGCTAAGACCCACGCCGGGGGAGGTCATCCGCAGAAACGCCGGGTTCTCCAGCTCATGGGAGAGGTCAAAGTCGGGGAATACCTTCTTCATTTCCTCCCCCTGCTGCTGCAGGCCCTCCAGATGCGCCTGCAGCTTCTGCTGCTCCAGCGTCCGGGCCTCCTGCTGCTGCCGCAGAGCCGTCTCCCGCTCGCTGCGCTCCAGCCGCTTGGCCACATCCACGTCCACGCCCATCTCCAAGGCTTTCTCCTCGTAGTAGGCGTCGTCGTTCTGCACGGCCTCAGCCAGCGCCGCAGCGTCCAGATGCTCCATGTCCATGCCATGGCGCTTTGCCAGCAGATCCAGCGCCGGTCTCAGGGCCTCCAGCGTGCTCTCCGCCCCATTGGCGGATTTGAGCCTGGCCTGAATGGTGCGCTGCATCTGCCGGTTGTACTCCGGATCCTGCATGATCTCCTCCCAAGTCATGCGCTTGGGGGTCTCCTCCTTGGGCTCTTCGCCCTCATCGGGTGCTTCTTCCGTGGGCTGGGGAGGCGTTTTCTCCTCCTGCGCAGCGGCGGCCTGCTCCGGCTGGGCGGCGGCCTTCCTTGCCGCCATCCGCTCCCGGCTCGCCCGGTGTTTCTTCAGCTTTTCCGCCGGAACGCCCAATTCCAGCAGCTTGCTCTCCCCGGCGTCGGGAGCGTTTTCTTCGCCCGATGTGGCCGCTCCGTCCCCGGCTCCGGCACCTGCGCCTTCGCCGCCAAACAGCTGCAGCCAAATGTTGCGTGTCTCCATATGTTCCTCCTTGTATCTGCCGCTTACGTCCGGCGAGTCGGTAAGGTGGAGGGTGCGGGGAGATTCGGGCTCCCATCTGCTGCGGATCGTGCAGCCGTCCTGCCATTAGACCACGCTACCCATGCGCCGGGGGTCTCCCCCCGGCAAAAAATAGGAAGAAAAGAAGGATGCCTTGAAAGGACAAGGCCATTGTACCGTGGGGCGAACCCCTCTCTCTACCCCCCAACCGGCCTATTTGCAAATAAATTTTACCCGGTCTGGATACTGCTCCTGCAGCAGCCGAAAGCCCTCGCACACGCTCTCGAAGATCAGCTCCAGCACTGCCCGTGAGCCGTGTACCTCCCGGCAGGAGATGACAGCGTCCCCCTCCCGCAGGGATACCTCCATCTGCCGCACCCAGCGCCTGCCCATCCGCTCCAGATCGGAGGCCAGCGTGTAGGTAAGGATGGAGGCCGCCGCACACACGATATCCTCCCCGTATTTTCCCCCGCCGTGTCCCTGCACCGTCAGGCACAGACCCTTGCGGTCGTACTCTGCACGGATCATACCATCACCGGCCCTTCCTCCGGCTCCGCCGCCGCCCGGCTCTGCTCCCGGGCCTGCTGCACGTAGGGATGCTCCGCCTCCGGCTGCTGCTGCGCCGCCACCTGCCCCTGCGGGATGACTGCGCCGCCGCCCATGGTCTGCAAAATGTCCTGACTAAGCCCCTGCACCATCTCCGGGGCCGCCTTGGCCGCCAGCGTCAGCGCCAGCTGCATATACTGCCCCAGCTTGTCCCGCAGCGTCCCCTGCTGGGCCACCCGCTGCATCATGCCGTCCTTGCCGTCAAAGTCCATCATCTCCAGACACAGCATGGTCTGATCCACCGCATCCGGGGAAAAGAAGCCCAGCTGGTAAAACTGCAGCGCCAGCTCGTTCTGGCTCATCTTGGTGTAGGCACTCTTTTTCTGTGCGGACACCTTGATGTCAAACACCGGCAGCCGGAAGCCCATGTCCTCCCCGAAGGCCATCCCCTGCGGCTGGGGCTTAAGCCCGGCGTTGGTGTAGGTGACGTACTCCTCGCCCCCCTGCTCCCCTAAAATGCGGAACTGCCGGGGCATATCGTAAAACTGCCGGATCAGCTCGATGACAAGACCCACAATGCCGGTATAAGCCCGGTAGGAGGCAAGGGTAGCGTCTCTCGACCCCTTACCGCTGGCCTCCTGCAGCGCCGCAATGGCCGATGCCGCCGTGATGCCGCCGCCGGGAGAAGAGCCCGTCGCCGTCTCCGTGTTGCCGCTGGTCTCCCGCAGCTCCTGCACCGTCTCCTGCAGGACGCTGATGTAATTGCCCTGCAAGGCGGTGTACTCCATGGCCCGGATGCTGTCCTCCCCCAGATTGCCGCTGATATGCACCAGCGGCTTGGAGATATCCAGCAGCTCCTGCTCGTTGATGCCGCCGTCGCTGCGGACAAAGTACCGGGGCGTGGCCCCCGCCATGGCGTTTTTGACAATGGCCGTCCGCAGCAGGTCGATCTCCGTCTGGGGATTGCGACACAGGTCTACATAACCGTAGCCGCAGGGGCTGCCCTCGATGGGATACAGCGCGTCAAACACATACGGATACAGCCCGTGGTCGTACAGACCCCGCTCCCGCAGCTCCGGATCGTTTTCCGTGGCATACAGCACCTGATCGCCCACGTACCGCACATATTGCAGCGTCTTTTTCCCGGCCACCAGCTTGTGGTAGTAGCACTCCACCACCGTCACCTTGCCGTCGGTAGACACCGTGTCGTCGTACAGAAACCTTGTGGAGAGGATGTTCTGCCCCTTCAGGGTGTCCTCCAACTCCGGGTACTGCTCCTGCAGCAGATCCCGGTCAGCCAATTCCGTGTGGAAGAAATACCGGCTGCGCTGGATGTCCTCCAGCCCAGGCTCCCAGTACAGGTTCAAAAGGTTGACCCTTGTGATGGAGATATCCCCCAGCCCGTTGAGCTTTCCGGGGTCCCACACCGTTTTGTATACCCCCGTCCCCGTCTTGCACTTTTGCCACATGGCGTCGGAGTAGGTGCGTTCAAACTCGTTCTGCTCCAGCACACACGGCACGATGGCGCTGAGCATCCGTGCCTCCTGCCGGTCTCCCTCCTCACGGGGAAGGATGTTGGGCTCCGGGTAGCTCTCCATGGCGTCTGCGTGCTTGCTGGTGATGACGTTGTGCAGCCACCCGCTGCGGCTTTTAAATCCGGGGGAGGCCATGGTGGACTTGTCCCGCTCCTCCCAGCTGTTTCGCAGCTTCCACCACTGCTCGCTGCTTAGGATGCGCCTCTCCGTGGCGGCCTTTCCCGCCTTATACCTTTGCAGGATCTCCGTCAGCCGCCGCACCTGCTCCGGCCCGATGGCCTGTGCCTCCGGCATGGTCTCCCGCAGCTCCTGCTCCTCTCTGATATCCATATGTCCCTCCTTACCAAATGTCCCGCAGCCCATCCCGCCGCATGGTGCTCAGCGGATCGATGACCATCGGCTTTTGCTGTACCGGCACCATGGGCTTGACCGGCCTTGACATACACATATACCGCACCTCGTCCGCCACGTGATCCTCCAGCGTGGTGTCCAGATCCTCCGGGTGGGTCTCCGAGTACATCATCAGCGGCATGGTGCGGATAAACGCCCGGCAGCTGTCAAAGACATACATCCGGGCGTAGCCCTCCTCGTCAAACTGCAGCCGGTAATGCACCTGCATCCATCCGGGGATCCGCTGGTTGTCCCCCGGCGTAAAGTAGATGCCGTACCTTGCCGCCGTCTCTGCGATGCTCTCGCCCCGACTGGCGTCCCAGATGGCCGGATCCGCCACGCTGTCCACGATCTTGCGGCCCTTGAGCCACGGGTGGGTATCCTCCACCTCCCGGATCCGCCGGAACTGCTCGTCCGGCGACCACTTAACGCCCTCGTTGGGGGTCTGGGTGCAGCCGTACATCTCCATGATGCGGTACAGCACCCCGTCATAATCCACCGCCCACCATGCCAGGGAAAAGGGCTTGCCGTAGCCGAAGTCGTAGCTGCGCATGATGTTCCAGCCCCGCCTCTCCCCGACGGAGAGGTCAAAGGGCGCAATGACGTGGCACCACTTGTGCCTCCGCCGCAGTTCCTCCGGGGCAAGGCCAAGCTCTGCCGCCTTGTCCGCCGGAGGGTCAGGCCGGAAATCCTCAAAAAACTGCCCCTCGAAAATGTCCCAAGACCCGTGGAGCCACGCCTCCCGCAGCTTGGGCGGCAGGCTCTCCAGCTCCTGCACATACTCCGGCTGCGTCTCCATCAGCGCCTTATTGTCCGTCACCAGCGCCTGCACAAAGCTGTAATTGTCCGGGTTTTCCCCATCCTCAAAGCGCCGGTCGACGAAAAGTCGCTTGAAATACCCGTGACTTGGCCCTCCGGGGTTGAGGGTATAGTACGTCCGCTTGGGGTATCCGTTGGTTCCTCGGACGCAGGCGTTGATCTTCTTGATCCAGTCCTCCGGCAGCTGCCCCGCCTCGTCGATAAAGACCACGTCATACTCTGCGCCCTGATACTGCCCCAGATCTCCGTCACAGGCGCAGTAGCCAAACCAGATGGTGCTGCCGTTGGGGAAATTAAACACCTTGTCCGTCTTGTTGTACTTGGCCAGCCCCAGCAGCTCCGCCCGCAGCGCCTCGATGTGGTTGTTGATCAGCTCCTTGTAGGTTTTGCGCACGATCAAAATGCGGATGCCGGGGTACGTCACCGCCAATATCTTGGCCTTGGTGCGCACCGCCCAGCTCTTTCCGCCGCCTCTGGCCCCGCCATAGGCCACGTGCCGGTGTCCGTCCCGCAAAAACGCATCCTGCTTGTCGCTGATGCGTGACAGGTCTGCTATCCTCATCGTTTATACTCCTCCGGCAGGCCCACCACCTCCAGCGTCTTGTCCTCGGCCTCCTCGGCCTTCTCCCGCCAGCCCCAGTTGCAGGCCAGCGAGAATTTTGCCCCCGTGCAGCCGTCCTTGTCGTATAGCCGCCGCTCGGCGTATTCCTCACACCGGGCCTTTGCACGTGTAATGGTGTCCTTAAAGACCTCTCGTCCCTGATAATTCATCAGCGCCTGCCGCCCGCCAAAGCCCAGCGCCAGCGCCAGCCCCGTCACCGTGGGAGGATGCGCCCCCCGCACTACGGGCTGCCCGTACTTATCCAGCAGCATCTCTCCGTCCCGGGTATAGACGATCTCCCCCTCACACTCGGTAAAATACGCCTCGATCTTCTCCTCCAGCTCCTCCGGTGTCTTGTAGATCCATGGTCTCCCCATTCCTGCGCTCCCTCCTCTCGCTAAAGCGGACATCGTATGCCCGCCTGTCCTGTTTTTTGCACCACGCCCCCGCCGCTGCGCTTTATCCTATTGTACCGTGCCTTTACCGCTTATGTGTAACCCCCATCCGCCCCATTTTCTCCCATGTATATCGCCTGCGCCTTGTCAAGACCATGGACAGCACCGAGGATACTATCCAGCGCTGGAACGATCTGGCCGCCAGATACCGCAAGCGCCGCCCCAAAACGCCCCAATAACCGCCCAGAGAGGACACCCGCCACGGGTGCCCTCTCTCTTTTTTGCTTACTGAAAGACCTCCGGCGGATACCGCTCCTCCCACGGGCGGAAGCCCTCCCCCATGATGCGCCGCAGCTCCCGGTCGATGCTCTCCTTGGTGTAGGCGATCTCCTGATCTCCGCCTGCATCCTCCACACAAAGCTGGGCAAAGGACCGGAATGTCTCCCGGAAGGCCTCCAGCGCCTCCATGGCCCGCTTGGGGCCGAAGCCGAAGTCCTGCCCCAGCGTGATAAGCATCATGTCCTCGCACTGCTGGATGGTAAAAAGCCGCTGCAGCTCCATGTCATGGCGGCGCTGCGCCTCCAACCGCTGCAAAAACGCACTGGGCTTAGCCATCCTCGCCACCTCCCCGCCGCTCTCCGTAGGAGCAGTAATCATCAGGCCACACACCATCTGATTGGTTCGTACACCACAAAACACCGTCAGCATACGCTTCTTCAATCCGGTCTTTCCGGTTTAGCTCCCCGCAATGTTTGCACTCCTTGCAGCGTACCACTTCCACAGCGTCAACGGTTGGAAGATCATACTTGATTATGTGATATGCTTCTGCAAATCCCTCGGCAAGATTATCAAGATGAGTTTCACCGTTGTGTATCAATTCGTTCGTTTCCTTGTATTCTTCGTCAAACAGTCTCAATGCTTCATCAACGTCAATCAGCCGCATCGCCGTCACCTCCCCCGATTCGTCGTCCGTACGCACAAAAGAAATCCGGCTTAACAATAACGCCCTCGTTTGGGGCCGTCGCTCTGCCGCATATCAAGTAGCCGCAGTAGTCCACATGATGCATACACTTTCGGCATCGTACCACCGGTGCTACATCCGCACTATCTAACCGCCATTCCACCGCTCGCAGAATGGCGCATCCGTGGATACCGCAGTCATGCTCATATCCACAGCCGAGGCAGGCGAAACTACCTGTCTCTACCTTGAGACGACGAATGGCCTGCAGCAACTCAGGCAATGACAAATCGCCGCTCGCCGTGCCGGCCAATTTTGCGCCCTTCTTGGCCTTGATACACCGTCTTCGGTATGCCCTGAGATCATGCTGCCTTACGCACTCCTGATAGTCCGGGCAGTCTTTACACTTCATGGTCCATCACCTCCTGTTTCCACGGGGTGATCTCCTCCACGGATACCACCCGCACGTCCCCATAGCGCTCCAAGTCCATGGCCAGCGACTCCTTGATGCCGATGGCCTGTCCCACCGGCCTATCTACGTCCATCACGATCCTCAGCATCCTGCCACCTCCTTTTACTCATACGGCACACCGATATACTCCAGCACCTCCCGCAGGCCCATCTTGTCCATGCAATAGGCATATTGCTTGGGGTGCGTGACCTTCATCCGCTGGAAGCGGTTTGGCTCCTTCTCCAGATGCGCTCCAAACATACAAAACATACAGCCTGTGCGGCTCAGGCCGGTGGTTGTAAGCCGGTCTTGCGGCTCGTAGCATCCAAGATAATCGATCCAATTCATCTGTCCTTCAAATTCCGGCTTATCATCCTCTTTGATCTCACCGTATACCGGGCAATAAGGGACGTTGAATTCCTTGATATAATGCAGGACATCCTGTTCCGTCCAAAAGGACATTGGCTTTGATTTTGGATCTTTTGATTCAAATGCGTTGCACCCTGTTTTCATCCATCCATCTGCCCTTTGCTTACTTTCGCAAGCCATAGTTGCAATGATCGTTTTTCTCCCTGTTGCTGCCTGATATTTGTGCATCGGGTTCTTTTTCATCACATCGCAACACCTATTCGACACTTTAATATCGGAATCGACCAACGGCATCAACTGTTTCGGAACAGGCATGAATATATATTCGTTACCATCTTTCTTCCCCAACCGAACACCATGAATGTATTCTTGGTATCGCCGCGTATCTCCACGATTTTTGGCCATCCTCCCGTACTCGATATTCAATGCAATACGTTTGCTGCCGACCGGATACCCATACTTCTTGATGACTTCATCAAACCGCATTTCAGGCCGGAGAATTTCCACGTCAGAATTAAAGCAGTCATATTTCCCGGCCTTGACCTCCCGGACGAACCGCTGGATCTCCGGATATTCCAGCCCAGTATTGACAAACACCGCCGGAACGTCGGAGTACATGGAATCGACAATGTGCTTTAAAACCGTGCTGTCCTTGCCTCCGGAAAAACTGACGTAGACCTGCCCGTCCCAATGCTCGTACCAATCCCGGATGCGCTGCCGGGTCAGTGGGATCTTCAGCCGCAGCGGCAGGCTCTGGAGCTGTCGCAGGTCTCCTACCGTGTGCTTACTGTCTGCCATGCCTAAGTTCCTCCATCAGCAGCAGCCGCACCGCCTGACACAGGGAATACACCAGCTCGTTCTGCCAGATATCCCGGTTCTCCTTGATGCGGCACATCCCCGTCTCGATAGCGTCCAGCGCCTCCATCAAGTCCTCACGACTCGCCATACTTGCCCTCCCCTCGGAATACCACAACCATAGAGGGAAACGGGGCCGGATTGGCTGCTCCGCCAAACCTCAGCCGCCCCCTCACAAAACGAATCTCAGCCTTGCCATATATGTACTCGTGGAACCACTTGGTGTCCGTCCGTGCGGGCAGCAGCATCACTACCACCGCGCCAGACTTTGCCGCCAAGGCCGCCCTCTCCCCCCATTTGCCTATTTGACGGCCATATGGAGGATTGCACCATACCACCCCCTCCCATGGCTGGGTAAGCCCATCCTGCTCCGGCGTATAATACCGGGTAGTCTTTGCGTTTTCCGGCAAGGCGCAGACGTCCAAGCTAAAGCCAAATTCTCTGTTTATCTCGTCGAAAAAGTCCTGCGGTGTCGCCCACTTATCCGTCTTGCTGCTGAACATCAAGCTTGTATCCATTACTCCACCTCCTGCCCCCAGAACTCACGGCGGCACTTGTTGCAATTCTCCATAGGATTCTTACACCCACCGTACTCGTCCCTCAGAATCTTCGTAATGTCTGCGGGGCAAATGCGGAGGATGCCGTCTTTATCCACTCGTGCCTCCGGATATTGCTCCAGAAACACGCTCTGTCGGGTCTTATGTGGATGCTCCTTCGCCCACGCCTCGACGATCTGAACAAGCCTTTCGGCGTCATTCGTCTCCCCTATTGTGCCGCATATCACATCATTCGCAGGGCACTCGGCACAACAACCAAAATGCTTGCACATCCGGTTTCGCTCCCGGATAAACTCCATTACATACATGTCTATACTCCTTCCCGCCCCGCCTCCGGGGCCTCCCCTCTCACCATCTGCCAGCACCGCCGGAACCACACCATCCACGCCACGCAGCCGGGCCATTGCTGCCCGCCCATCCTCTGGCTGCAGCTGCCCAGATCCTTCGATCGCTTCCGGCAGGTCTCGCAGGGGCATTCCGGCAGCCGGTAGGGCTCTCCCTGCCGCAGTCTCATGCCTCCCCGCCTCCCTCCATCTTCGGCAAGTCGGCGGCCTTAGCGTCTTTTGCGTCTCTGCCAAGTTGCCACCCCAACAAAAAGCAACACACTGCAAGTAATCCAACCGCCAGCCCCATCAAGTATTTCTTCATGTTCTGCCCTCCATTGCATCAAACAGAGATATGCCCTCGGCCTCCTGCGCTCCGGTTTCTGCCATTCTTTCTGCCTGTGCGCAATTCTCTGCCGCAATGTGGAAATAGCTGGCCTTGAGCTCCACGCCAATGTGCCTACGACCCATCAGGATGGACTGGTAGCCTGTAGAGCCTATCCCATCGAAGGGGTCAAGCACAATATCCCCAGGGTTGCTCCACAGCTCCACGCATCGCTCGATCACAGGCAGCTGTAAAGGGCAGATATGCCGCTCGTCCTTTTCCTCCTTTGCCGCTTTGCGATTAAGCGTGTCGCTTTGGTTGATGTCCCACCATGTGGGGGACGCGTATTCCTCCCAAATCGGAGATGCCACCTTCTGCCACTTGCTCACGGGATATGTGCCATCCGTGTGGCTAACGCGCTCCGGATTGTCACCAGGCTTGCGGAATGTCACCACATAGTCCGGGATGCCCATCCGGCTCATGCAGGAGTCTTTCTTGATCTGCTTATGCAGTAGCCCCAGCGCCTTGGTACGCTGCATGGCGGTTACGGGATTCTTCCAGATGCACACCTCGCTATGGTAAATAAATCCAAGCGATTGCATCCAGCGAATCACATCGCCCCGGAAATCTCGGATACCGATATAGCCGTCCCGCTCCTTACTGGTAGGCAGGTTCATGCAGTGGATGCTTACGTTCCGCCCGGGCATCATCACGCGATACCATTCACGGCCCAGGTACATGTACTGCTCGGCAAACTCCTCATAGCTCCGGCAGTTACCCATATCCCGGTCGCTGTTTGAGTATGTATACAGGCTGGCAAAAGGGATGGATGTGACGGAGTAGTGTACGCTGTTATCGGGGATTCCTTTCAATACCTCGCAACTGTCACCGTTATATACTGCGTATTTGCGGCCGATGGCTTGATCTAAAACATTCATTCGCTTATCACCCAATCCGGGACGATCATCACAATCTGCGGGTCATAGGGGATCACGATCCGCTCCTGCCCCCGGATATCCTTTCTCAAAATTTCCTTGGTATATTGCACCATGTTTCTCTTCATCTCAGCGGCTTGCTGCTCTTTGCGCTCCACATTGGCCTTTACAGCCCCCTCTGCCGCCGAAGTGACAATATGCACATTTACGGGCCGCTTTTGCCCGAATCGGTAACACCTGCGAATTGCTTGGTACATTTGCTCGTAGCTGTCGGACAGCCCCACAAAAATCATGTTGTGGCACTGCTGCCAGTTCATTCCAAATCCGGCAATGGATGGCTTCGTGATCAATACGCGCAGGGCTCCATTTGCAAAGCGCATCAGCGCATCTTCCTTCGCATCCGGTTTATCGCTGCCGCGCACCTCCTCGCTGTTGGGGATGAATTCAGCCAGCAATTCGCTTTCGGCGTTCAGGTCACACCAGCACACCCACTGATCACCCGGGTTTTGCGCGATAATCTCCGCCGCTTGTTCGCACCGTTCCCGCAGGCTGGCCCGCCGTGCATCCCGCCGTTCCGTGAGTGTTTTTGCAATCTCACATCCAAACAGGCTATATTCGCCATCGGACTTTACTTCCACGATATGTTCCGTCATGTTCAGGGACGGCAATATGTATCCGTCATTTGGGTATCCCAAATCCCCCGGGCATGTCAGCACCACGGACCATGTGGACACCCATTCCCAGAACCTATCCTCCGCATGCCCCTTGAGCCGCCATTTGCTGGTGTCGCTGCCGTCGTGGATGAAGTAAGTCGCCAGCATCTCTGTACGGCTCATAATGCCAAGGAACTCCACTTGGTTTCCAAGCTCCATATAATCATTGGGCGAAGGAGTAGCCGTGCAGGAAAGCCGGTAAGGCGTATCCTTGAACATTTCAATAATTTGGTTCCGCATCTTGCCGGTGTAATTCTTCAAGATGCTGGATTCGTCCAGCACCACGCCTGCGAATGATCTCCCATCAAAGTGCTGCAGCATCTCATAGTTCGTGATGTTGATTCCTGGTGTCACATCGTCCTGTGTCCGGCAAATTGCTGCGGAATACCCGAACTTCTGCGCCTCTCGCAGCGTTTGCGCACCCACCGTCAGCGGGGCCACAATCAGTACAGGCATCCCTTCTCGTTTTGCCACCTGATCGGCAAATTCCAGCTGCTGGATGGTTTTCCCGTTGCCGCACTCCTCAAACAGCGCCGCACGGCCCTTGCGCAGTGCCCACCGTGTGATGTCCTTTTGCCATTCGAACATGTGTATGTTCATCGCAGGCTTGTCCACCTCAAATCCGCAGGAGGGCGGGATGTGCTGCTTTCCTGCAAGGAAATCTTCATACCTCACCATTCCACCGTCACCCGCCCTTCATCCGGCATCAGCAGCCGCAGATGCGACAAGATCGCCTCTCGGTCTCCGTCAAGCTCCAGACGTGCGTGCAGCAGCGCTGTCTGCTTTTTCGGGGTCTCCTCCGGTGCTGCGTCCTCCTCATGGGCGGGTTCTTGGCGTGCGGTCTCCCCGTTGCGCCATAAGTCCAGATTCCGCTCCCACAGCACCCGGTCTCCTCCCCCCCTGGGAAACGCTACCCCGTGCCGTTTCCCGGCTTGCCGGACTGTCTCCAAGTTTACGCCCATGGCTGCCGCCAGCCACGTTGCCGTCGCTCCGCAGCCCCGCATATTTGTCAGGTACTCCTTTTGCAGATCTCCGGGCATCTGCTTGTATGTCCCCCACGGCATGACCCGCTTGGTGTTCCAGCTTCTCACCTCGCTGTTTAACGCCTCCCGCTCTTTTTTCGTCAGGCCGTCGCTGGGGAATCCCACCCGCCGACCGCCGCTAACCACCTTGTGTCTGGCCGAGTTCCCGATCTGTTTCTTCTCCCGGATGTCCTTGTCAAACTCCGTCATTTCCTTCTTCCTCCCGTCTTGCATATTTCCTGTCCACGGCCTCGCACAGCGGACACAGCCAGTATTCCCCGGCGCAGTATCGGGTGATCTGCCGCCGCAGCGCCTCACGGGACGGCATCCAGTTTACCACCGGCTCGTCCGCCAGCACCCCCTCGCACACAATGCGCTGGGAGCCGTTGTCTGTCCTGTAATAGGGGCATCGCACGTGTACCTTTGCGTGTCCTCCGGCCATACTCTCACCATCCCATGTACTTTTCCATCTGCCGGTCTGTCAGAGCCTGTGCAAGGCCATTTTTGGGCGGCGCAGAGGCTTCCGTCCTGCTCCACCGCTCCCACGTCTCTGCATTTCGGCAAGCCGCTTTCCAGTCTTTCATGGGGGTCTTGCCGACCATCCACCCTTTCGATGCGTAGAAATCGATAAATCCCTGCGGATCTACGGGTGACTGGCGCTGCGCCACATAGGACTGCACCTCTGCCAGCGTGGGCGGAACAAAGCGCTTGGGGCCTGAGGGGGGAGGGGGGGAGCAATAACTATCGTTCTCACTCTCTTTCTCCTTCTCTTTCTCCTTGCGGGTTTGTTCCGGTTTGTTGCGGGTTTGTTCCGGTTTGTTGCCGGTTTGTTTTCGTTTGTTCTGCGTTTGTTCCGGCTTGTTGCCGGTTTGTTCGGCGGAGATCGACGTTTGTTCCGCCCGGCTGCGGTTTTCCGCCTTGCTGCGGCCCACCTCCAGCGTGGGCCGGATCAGGGTGAAAATGGCCCTGGCCACGCCGGATAGCTCCGGCTCCTCTCCGTCCAGTGCATAGGCGCATACCGCCAGCACGATGTCCCGGAACTCCTCCGCCGGAAGTTCCTTCAGTGCGTCGTAGTAGCTCCGGTACCACGTGAATTGCTTTCGCTCCATCCCACGGCCCTCCCATTAAAAGGGCAGGTCGCCGTCGTCCTCGCCCTCCTGAAAGTCATCCGCCGACACATCCACGCCCCGTCCGGTGGTCTCCTCCCGCTTGCTGTCGGCAAAGTAGAGACTGTCAGCCAGCACCTCCATGCTGCGCCGCTTGTTTCCCTCCTTGTCCTGCCAGCTGCGGCCCTGCAGCGACCCGGTCACCGCCGCCATCCTGCCCTTGTCCAGATACTTGGCGGCAAATTCCGCCGTCCCCCGCCATGCCACCACGTCGATGAAGTCCGTCTCCCGGTTCCCATCGGCATCCTTATAGTCCCGCTCCACCGCCAGTGAAAAGCTGGTCACCGCCACGCCGCTCTGGGTGCGCCGCAGCTCCGGCTTCTTGGTCAGCCGCCCCATAAGCACGATCCTGTTCAGCATACTGCCACCTCCAGTCCGTCGGCAAAGCCCTTCAGTTCATCGGGGCGGAAGTACACACGGGGGTTCCCCGCCTCGATCCGATAGCCGTTCAGCTTTCCGCTGCGCCGCAGCTGGTCCAGCGTGTCCTCGCTGATGGAGAGCAGCTTTGCCGTCTCCCGCTTGGTGTAAAGCAATTTGTCCATTCCTGCATCCTCCTTGTTGTATTCGTTGTTATAGCGTTGTTATAGCAGTTCCACTGCGCTGTCACAAATAGCTTTTCCCGAACTCCCGACGGAAGTCCTCCTCCGTCCAGCGCTGCTCCTCCATGGCCTTTAACTGGCCGTAGCGCTTCAGGCGCTGCATCTGCCCTGTGCTCTGGTGTACGGCGCTGGGTGCGAAGATGTGGCACCTCCTGTGGCACAAATACACCACAAGGCCGTATTTCTCGCTCTTTTTCCGGTATGCGCCGCCGAAGATGTGGTGCAGGTCCAGCGGATCCTCCGCCCCGTTTCGCCCACATAAAAAGCATCGTCTCTCATCCAATGGGCTGCGCCTCCCCCCATTGGGATTTCAGCGCCGCCAGCTGCTGCGGGGTCATGGTCTCGATCCCCGCCTCCCGGCAGTCCTCCACCACCCGGTCAATGAGCCGGGCCATCTGTTCCGTGTCGTAGGTGGAGGAACCGTACCACAGCGTCACGTTGGCGCAGCCTTGGAGCTTGCTGGGTGCCTTTTCCGCCATCCAGCCCAGCCCCCGTCCGATCCACCGGCGCATCAGCTCGTCCGCCGCCTTTTCCTGCACGCATACGATGTCGCTGACCCCGGCGATCTGCCGGATCTCCTCCTGATAGATGCCCTCCTTGGTGGCCCCGTAATGCGCCGCCAGCTTGTCCATCAGCACCCAGCAGTAGGCGTTGGCATCGAGGCTCCGGCCCTTGCGCTTGATCTGCGCCCGATATTCCTTCCCCGGCTGCAGCTCGTCCACCACATCCATGGCGGAAAGCGCCGTCGGCACCCGCAGGCACAGCCAGTCTCCCGCCCCGTCCTGCATCCATTTGGCCTCCAGCACGCTGACCTCCGTCATGGCTGCACCGCCTCCTCTCTGGGCCATTGCCCCGTTTTCAGGCACTTTGCCAAGTACCGCAGCCTCGGCAGATACGCCCGCTCCACCCATTCCTCGTCATAGGGGATGGGATGGAAACTCATGCGCCCCATGTCGATGGGGAGGAAGTAGTTCTGGATCTCCGCCTCCGTCATCCGGTAGGCTGCAATGCGGCACTCCTTCCGCCGCCGCAGCCCCCAGCCGCTTGCCAGCATCTCCACCTGACACTGCTGCCAGTATGCCTTGCTCACCCGAAATTCCGCCTTGCTGTGGGTCTTGACCTCCGTGATGAGCCGGGCATCCTCGCCGTCGTAGTTTACCCGCAGCCGCAGCCCGTGGATACGTACCTGCCGGTCTCTGGTGCGGATGCCCAGCGCATCCAGGATCTTCCCCTCATAGGCCGTCCCCGCCTGCATGGCCTGGGTGGTGAAGGTCTCCTGCCGGATGCCCAGCTTCACGCTCCACCATTTCCGGAAGGTCTCCGTGTCCCACCGGCCCATGACCTTGGACGTGTCCGAGGCCCCGATCCAGCCGCTGCGGTCGTGGTCGTGGATCACAGTCGGCTCACCGCCTTTTCAAGGCTCCCCAGCTTGTCGAACCACCCCATCATGGTGGCCAGCTGCTTGTCGTTGATGCCCAGCTGCGCCAGCAGACCCCGGTGGGAAAGTCCCGCCTGCTCCTTGCTGGTGATCAGCCGCTCCAGCCGCTCCTTCACGGCGTAAATGCTGTGCCTCGACAGATCCTCCTCCCCGTCGTCGCCGTCCCCGGCGGCCCACAGGTCAAAGCCCAGCCCCGTCCGCACCGCCACGCCTTTGACAAAGGCTCTGGCCAGCGCATTGTTGATCCGCAGCTGGTCCAGCGTGTCCTCATACACCACCAGCGATCCATTCAGCAGCGGCATATCGTAGGAAAAGACGGTCTCGTCAATGTGGATCTCCACCGACACGAACCAGCACTCCGTCACTCTCCCCTTGCTGGTGGTCACCTTGGCCTGTGGCCACAGGTAGCTGTTGGTCTCCGGGCAGCGCCGGGGAGCGTACCAGACGCTCTCCGCTCCGTTTTCGTGCAGCAGCTTCACGCAGTTGGCCCAGCCCAGATAAGGCACCTTCACCGTGTTCCCCCGCTCGTCCTTGGCGTCCCGAAAACCGCACAGGGGCCGCACATCCAGTTTCACCAGTTCGTTAAAAGGCTTCAGCATTTCTCCTTTTCCTCCTTCTTGTCCTCTCCGATCACGTCCATCAGGCTGTTTCCCTCCAGCAGCTGGTCGATGACCTCCATCTCCGTCCGCCCGAAGCCCGCCTTCATCAGCCACCGGAACCGCCGCCGGGTGTTCTCCCGGCACGTCCCGCAGGCCGCATCGTTCTTCCAGCGCCACCCGCTGCAAAGGGGGCAGGGCCTCGCCTCCAGTTCCGAAAGCGGCCCCAGCGCCTCGCCGCACCGGGGGCAGCTCAGCCCGTGGTAGCCCACGTCCTTTTCCTCCTCCACCGTCGGCTCGTCAAACACCTCGCCGCAATACTGGCACAAATACATCCTCTTCTTCCTCCTCGTCGCTTAGATCTACGTATTCATAGGGGCCGCTTGTCCTCTGCCCCCGGTACACGGCCTCCATGGCCCGCCGAACCGTTCCATAGCTGCGCCCGATCAGCGCCGCCAGCTCTCCCATGCTGTCCGCCTGCGCCACCGGAAGCCGATACCTGTCCTTCGTCACGTAGCGGTATACCCGCATTTCTTCCGTCGCCTCCTTGTCTGATAGCTCCGGCACTTGCCCTCCTCGTCCCACAGGGGCCGGGGCTTGCACCTGCCTACCATCTCTGCGTAGTTGCAGTCCCACATCCGGTTCGCCCCGGTCATTCCGTACCGGCACTCCCGGCATCTGCTCCAGTCCTTCAAGCCTCCACCATCTCCCTTATTTCTCCAGCCGCTCCAGCAGCCGCATGAAGCCGTAAACCGCCGTCCCGGCTCCCAGATACACCAGCGCCCATGTCAGCATCATTCCGCCTCCTTGCTTATAGATCCGCCGGGTCATATGCGCAAAGCGCATCGCACATACCCTTGCAGGGGCAGGCCGGACAATCGCACTCCAGCGGGCTCTTATCTTCGCACAGCGCATCGTGCCGTGCCAGAAAAGCATCCTCCAGCGCCCTGTATTCTTGGTTGGTCATGTTTACTCCTCCCGCTCCGCGATCCACGCATCCAGCTTCTTTTTAAAAATCTGAAACACCCGGCTGCGGTCGGTGCGGATGCACACGCCGAAGGGGTACACGCCCTGCTCCAGGCCATCGGCCAGAGTGTCAGAACAAAGGCTCAAGCCTTTATCTCTAAGATACTTCGATGCCTGGTGCAGCGTCATGGTTTCGATCATTTGTCATCCTCCTTCTTCAACAGCTCGTCCACCGTGCAGCCGTACAGCTCGGCGATCTCCGGCAAGCGGCTGGCCCTCGGTGCCTGCGTGCCGGTCTCCCACATGTAAACCGCCGCATCCGTCACCTTTAGTTTCTCGATGACCTGCCGGACACTTAGTCCAGCGGCCAACCGAGCGCTACGAAAACTCATTCTGTCACCTCCAGTTTGATTCTTGCTTAGTTTTTAAGGTTGAATACGGGTGTTACGGCATCAGGGCGGCTTTCCCTCTCCGCAATCAACAAAAACTAAGTTTTACTTGACAACTTAGCAAACTGTGGTATTATGGAAGTGCCAACAACCCTTAATATTTTCCGCAGTCCGCTAAGTGCAGGGGGCTTGGTTTTGTATTGCCTCCCGACGGTTCTAATTATAACTAATTAGAAATTATAAGTCAACCACTTTCTATTAGTTTTTATTAGTTTCGGCGAACTGCACAATATATACGAGGTGCAAATGGACGCTATAGACAAAATCAACTTTTACTTGAGTAAAAAGGGCAAAAATGGAGCCGATTTAAGCCGCGCATTAGGGCTATCAAATAGCATTTATAGCCAATGGAACACGCGAAAAACTAAGCCGTCAAATGTTCGCCTTCCCGTTATTGCCGAATATCTCGGTGTCTCCGTAGAGGACATTATGCCGGACGATGTAGCCGCCCCCGCAGCTTCGGAAGGCGCAAAAAAAGCCCCCGATCCGGAGATCGAGGGCGTAATGGAAGATGAAGATTTGAAAGAAGCTGTCGAGCTTTTGAAAAAAATGGATAAAGAAACCCTGCGGATTTTTATCAAAGCCGCCCGCGGGGCTTTGGAGAATTAATTATGAGTATTTCGTGGGGTGAAATCGGCGTTTCCGCCTTTTCTGTTTTGGCATCCGCTGGAGTGTCTGTCTACATTTCTAAGCGGACAGCAAAAGCAGAAATCGAAAAGCTGCGGGCAATATGGGCGCACGAGAAAGAGGCCGCTTGCGATTCCGATTTTGATGCGATGGTTGCCGCCGTTTCCTTATATGCAAAGTATCCGTCTCCCGCAAACTTTCAGTCCGCTACCAACGCCGTCGGCATTTATCGCGCAAAAGCCACGGGAGAAGCGGCGGAAAAGGTTGACGAACTCAGCCGTTTAATCGTGAGGGAATGCCCAAATCGCGCAGCAGTATCCGACCAGCTGCAAGCCGTAATTGAGTGCAAGCGTAAAGCGTAGCTTTAAAAGGTCGCCTTGCCCTGCTCTCCCTCTTTCCAAAACATATCAAGTTCACCGGAAAAAAGATTCCTGGCAATTTTGTAAAGCTCACTGATGGCTGTTTCGCGGTCAACGCCGTCCAGCTCAAGGCCGATTTCGCGCTCGTAGCCGTTTTCTTTACTGATAGCCCAAATTTTCATTTTATCGCCTCCATAATTTTATCAAACTGATTGCGGGTCATTTTACTCGCCAAAGAAATCGCCTCAGAAAGTAACGCAATATGCTCTGCATTCTTTATTATATCACATTTATTTCCCGGTTCACAGCTTACAATTTCCATCTTTATACTTTTCTGCTTACAATCCACATTATTTCTCCTTTCGGTTTATCTACCTATAGTCAAAATATGGCATTTGTTGCACAGTTTAGTGCAACAATATAAAAAATTTTTTAAGAAGGAGCATAATTAGAAATGGCTAAAAAATCTTCCTTTAAAATACCAGGGCTTTCCTTTAGCTGGAAACGTGCGCTTGGAATTACCAGCGCAAAACGCAAGATTGCAAAAGCAACGGGAATTCCTACAACAAAGGCGGGGCGGCAAAGAAAAGTCGGCAAGCTATTGGGGATTAAGTGAAATCCACAGAAGATTATTTCATATAGTCCCCACCGCCCCCGCACCGGACGGTGGGGATTTTTTGCCGCCTATCGCCGTCACTGGCTCTTGGCCGCATACCCACAGTATCAGTTTGTTGTTTGGCAAGTCAATCCAAAAACCGGATAATATACGATTAGCAGATAAAAACAAACGGAGAGGTTTGCCCGAAATAAGGCAGGAGGGGAAGAAATGGAAAAAACTTTGCAGGATATTTGCAGAGATGCAAAAGAGGACCAGCATCTTACCACGCAAGACTTAGCCGATTTAACAGATCTGTCATCGTCCACGATCAGCAATTACTTTTCTGCGTCTTCAAAGGATCCAAGCCTATACAAGATGGGGCTTATATGCGCCGCCCTCGGTGTGTCTATAGATGAGTATTTTGGTATCGTAAAGAGACCAACCACGGAGGAGCAGCTGGCAGAGGCCCACAGAGCAATGGCCGATGCAGATGCAAAGCATAGCGCAGCCCTACGCATTGCGCACTTGGAGGGCGGCATGGAGCAGCTGACCGGATCAGTGGCAAAGCACGAAAAAAAGGAGTGCGTATTGCAAATTTGGGTGTATATCCTGGCGTTTTCGCTGTCAATTGCCGTATCCATAATATTTGGATATTTGGCGTTTGATTCAAGCGTCCCGCACACAGGGCTTATCCGCAACGGGCAGATTACATCAATCGGCTGGATGCTATTTGCTCTGCTTACGGTGGGCGTCGGTGTAATCATTGCTTCGCTGATTAATGCGCTGCGATATTACAAGCACCATCAAACTGATAAAAATATAGGGTAGGAGGATAAAAATGGGAAAAGCAATGAGGAGGGCCAACGGAACCGGGACAGTGTATAAGCTCGCCGGGCGCCGACGCAGGCCCTGGGTGGCTGCAAAGCAAAAAATCATTATAGGATATTACCCCACCAAAAAAGATGCTATAGCGGCGCTGGAACGTCTTGCAGGCAAGGATTTAACGGAGCGGTACAACATGACCTTTGCCCAGGTGTTTGACGCTTGGAAAGCGGAACATTACAAAAAAATAGGGCCAAATGGTATAGAAGGCTATGACGGCGCATTTAAAATTTTTGCGCCGCTGCACGACCGGAAGTTCCGGGACTTAAAAACGGCGGATTTCCAGGGCGTACTGGATGCCCATATGCATAAATCCCATAGCACTGTGTCCAAGTATAAGCAACTCATAACGCAGATGTCCACATGGGCCATGCGCGAGGAAATCATCACAACAAATTTTGCAAAATTCGTCCAGCTCCCCGAAAACACAAAAAAAGAAAAAGAAACATTTACCGATGCTGAAATAAGCAAGCTGGAAGCGGACGGCAGCGACACCGCAAAAATTATCCTCATGCTGATTTACACAGGAATGCGCATAGGGGAATTGTTTTCCCTACCGGCTAAAGATTATCACAAAGATTATGTGGTCGGCGGTGAAAAGACGGAGGCTGGGCGAAACAGGATCATCCCAATCCGCCCCGAAGGGATCCCATACTTTGCCTATTTTGCAAATAAGGCTACTGGCCCACTGCTCATATCCGGCTATGCTGGGGAAAGAATCCCAGCAAACTTCCGCCGCCGGGATTATTACCCGCTTTTGGAAAAATTAAAAATCCAGCGCAAAACGCCGCACTCCACCCGGCACACCTATGCGAGCTGGGCGAGAAAAGCGGGGATTGCTCCGGAGACGCTACAGAGGATCCTCGGCCACGCCAACTACTCCACTACCGCAAATATATACGTCCATACGTCAGCGGAGGAATTGGTGCAGGCCGTTAAAAAGGCGGAAATTTGTTAGTAGTTTGTTAGTTACCGACGGGAGCCAAGGCAAGCCCTTGCAAAATTGCTCTTCGAAAAGTTGCAAAATCGCAACAAATATTGTTATTCTTATTAATTTTTGTGTCTATATATTCAAAACGATTATAATTCACACGCAGGAGGTCACTGGTTCGAGTCCAGCAGTCTCCACCAAAAAAGTCCAGGAATCTCAAGGGTTCCCGGACTTTTTTATTTTTGCCAAGATTAACTTTGTTAGTAACGTGTTAGTAGTAGCGATTTAGGTCAGTTTTTTTAGGACGCTGTTATAAGCTTTCTCATTGACGATTTTTAGTGTGTCCATAAGCTCGTCCATAACTTCCCACGCCCTATCCTGCGCTACATTCCCAACCGCTTTCAAAAATTCACTGCCGGATGGTTTTATTTTCTTGGCCGGCGCAGGCTCTGCAGAATACAGCATTGGGGGCGTTTTCGCCTGCAGTTGCTCCCCGCCGTGCTCGTTACGGATAATGTAGAGCGCCGCCAGTTTCTCATAGTTTGTCCAGCTCGATTCTTCTGTTTCAAGGCGAGCTATCCAGCGCTTGACCTCATTCTCGTCGACCATAGGGGTGCGCCCCCTTTAGTCCTCGATCGTGTCCATGCAGCGCTGGATGGCTCTGCGGATGCTTTCGTCGTCGGCGTTGTCCAGCATTTCCTGCAACTGGCGTTTCATGTTGTCGATGCCACCATCACGGGAATAGTGGCCGCGCACATAATGCGTGCCGCGTCTCGCATTGGACATATCACGGTCATAAGCGCCGCGCATGCCCGACTGCCAGTCTCCGTCGCGGGAATAGCGGCGAGAATAGTCTTCATCGCGGGAATAGCCGCCGTCTTCCATCATCTCGATCTTATCGATGTTCTTGATGGTTGCTGTCAGTTTGTGGGCAATTTCCAGGTCACCCGCACCCAATTCGCCTTTTCGGGCCAGTTCGTCCAGCTCCTTGCAGAGCATATCCCGCAGTTCATACATAGATTTCATACCCATTGTGTTCTCCTTTCTCAGCTCACACGGTCGATGGTCAGGTTGCTATTGGCAAAGCTGACCGCCTCCTCACTGGTGTTCTTTGCTGCAACGGTCACGCAGCAACCACGCGGCACTTCCACAATGGTGCTGACGTAGACGTTAAAATAGTTTTCCACCGCAGCCGGGGTGACGGTCGCCGTTGCTCCGTTGAGTGCTTCGCCGTTGACGGCAAGCGCCGTGGTGATCGCACCTACCGTGCCGCCAGTGGGGACGGCGATGTTCGCGCCAAAGCTCACCTTAAAGCGCGCCTTACACTGCTGCGTCAATCCGCGCAGGGTGACAAGTCCACTGCCCTCGCGGTGGACGATGCAGGGCTTGCCGCAAGCCGCCGTGGAGACCATCGGAACATTCTGGCCAGCAGGGACGGTCACGATTCCGGGATTTACATATTCAGCCATAATTTCAGTCCTTTCATAAAATACAGCGGCAGGGCTATTGCCCCGCCGCTTTTGTTTAGTATCGGCACGGGGCCGACCATTTCCCAACATAGGGAAAAGCTACGCTATGCAGTTGTCAGCAGCCACAACAGGCAAACTGGTTGCAGCAATAGGGGTTCTGCACCGTGTAGGCCGGAATGGGAGAAGGCCGGAGCTGAGACACCAGATAACTGTTCTGCGCCGCCTGGCTTGCCGCCAGCTTCAAGCCCTGGTTCTCGGCCTGGAGGTCAGATAGCTTGCTCTGCGTCAGGAAGTCGAGGATTGCGCGGCTGTTGCTGTTAGCGTTGTCGATGATGTCGCGGGTCGCGTTCTGCACGGTGTTGCGCGTGTCGCACGCCTGCGCCGCCATGTCATAGCGCACCTGCGCGATAGCCGCGCGATTCTCGCAGCAGCAATTTGCGGCCTGCATCTGCATGGCGTTGAGCTGCTGCATCAGCGCCGCTTGCTGGTTGCTACGGGACAGCTCGGCCTGTGCAAAGCCGTTTGCCATCGCCATGTTGGTGCCGTTGACAAGCTGCGCCTGCTGGTAAAATCCGTCGCAAAGGCCCTGATTTACGCTGTCGATCTTGCGCTCGACATTGGCAAAATCAGAGGTCAGCACGTAGCCGTCTACGACACCGCCGGAATTGCCAGCGTTGTTGCCCCAGCCGTTGCGGCCCCAGCCGAAGAGGAAAAGAACGATAATCCAGATCCAGTTTTCGCCCCACATACCCATGCCACCGCCGTAGCTGTTCGCGGGCGCGACCGGCATAGTCATCATGGGAGCACCGTCGGAAAGAGACATATTATCTCCCCTTTCATAAATTTTATTTATCAAATCGTGGCCACGATAAGATCAATGGAATAAATGCTCGAACTGTTTTGCCATAGATTGAAGTTGGTTTAACTCTTGCTGGCTCATAGCCCCAGATTGCAAAAGCTTGTCGACCTCCGCTTTTGGGTTACCCTGAAAATTCGCCCTAAACTGTTGGAACTGCTGCAACATCTGCATAAAGCCGTTGCCGCCGCCGAGCGCTCCGAAAAATGGATTATTCATCGTCATCGTCCTCCTTGCGCTTCTTCTTGCCCTTCAATTCGCCCACAAGCGCCGCCAGCGCGTCAAACTCCTTGCGGGTGACAAATTCCACGCCCGGCTTTTGCGGCACGTTAGGGGCCGTTTCTGTGCGTTCTACGAGGTCATAAATCTTGAGCGTCGGTTTCCCGCTTGCGTCTGCCTGCTTGAGGTAAACGGTGGGGGCGGTGGAATCCCACAGCGCTACGGCAGAGTTGGGCGCGATGAGATAACCTCTTGCCTCCTGCTCTCCGCTTACCCACTGTACGCCGCCTTGCGCGATGGGGTTCTGTTGCCCTGGCTGCGACATAGGCTGCTGCATGGGTTGCATCTGTGGCTGCTGCATCTGCCGCATCTGCATGAGGTTGTCCGGCATCGGCTGTGGATAATAGGGGTTGAAATAGGGATATGCCATGTTCATTCCTCCGTTTCTTTGTCCCAGAAATAAAGCGGGATTTCGTTCTCGCTGTTCCAGCTGTCATAGATGATCCCGTCCTGAACGCACACTACATGCCCAGAGAGGGCGAGAATATATGTCCCGCGTGGGTGCTCATCGGCAAACCTGCCGACCGTGTAACAGTCCGGGCAAGTGTCCGGTATGATGTATCTCCGGTAGCCTAAGGACCGCAGATATGCGCCCCAACAGGCGTTTGCATTGGGTAAATCGCCGTCCAAGTAGCCACGCATGCACAGCCGGAGATAAACCTCGCCCCAATCCTTTCCCGTGGCCTTACAGATCGCACGGACAGTGCAATCGGACACGTTTTTCCCGCAGGGATTTGGATTAAAATATTTATACATGATTGCAACCCCTATATAGGCTTTCAGCAATTTCCACATACGCTAAAAGCCCCTGGGGATCGTCTGCGTACAGAATGCAAATATCCTGCGCCATTTGCGCGGTAAACCCGCATTTGATTAAGCGCTCGTACATATTCCCGCCTCCTTGCCTCTATAATAAAAGAAATCCGGGCAAATAAACTGCCCGGATTCTGCCTTGATTCTGCAATAATGTAGTTACAGTGTACACCAATTGTGTGCAAAAACGAAAAATAGCCGCACCCAAAAAGGGCGCGGCTACTTTTAGGAATTGAATGCATCCGCCAGTTTTTGGTATGCGCGGCGGCGCAATTTGTAAAATCCATCTACGCTGATATGTAGTTTTGCCGCCGTCTGTACGCAGGTGCGGCCAAAAATGTCCACGTCAATTACACAGGTTTCCTCGTCTTCCGGTAGCCCTACCGCACGGATTGTTTCTGTGGCGCGGCATGGTGCCATAGTGGATAGTTTTTTGCGGATTCTTTTGTGCTGATCTATCATTTCCCACGGTGTGCCGTGGAGGTGCGGATGTTTATGCCCGGGCGTGAGGCCGGCGTAGCGGTGTCCTCTGCGCCCTCCAGTGGATTTATTTTATCCTTTATTTCAGCAGAAAATTCCAGCTGGCGGCACCGAGGATGCCATCCACGCCGAGGTCGTGGTCAGCCTGCATCCGGCGCAGACCGGCCTCCATCTTGGGGCCAAAGAGCTTGTCACCGCTCCAGATCTCGTCAGGGTAATAGCCCTTGTCCTTCATCAGCAGCATGGCAGCCCGGACGTCGTTGCCCTCCATGCCACGGCGCAGCATACGCAGTTCCATGTTGATCGTCTCCTCCTTCGTCGTCGGTGCGGGTGCGGGCTGCTCGTTCAGCAGCGCCTTGACGCTGGCCTTGAACGCCTCCCACTCCGCATTGTTCTTCCCTGCCATCTGCCGGGGGCAGGACTTCCCGGTCACGTCGTAGTGCCGCAGGACGTAGGTGTCCACGCCGGAGATGCCCAGCAGCTTGCACAGCTCCGCCGTCAGTGCCGCAGCGTTGGCCTTGGTGCGCTCGGAAACATGGTAGTTCCCAGAGCAGCACATCTCGATGGAGATACTGTTGGTGTTGCGGCAGAGGGGATGTACCGGAGCGGGAGAGCCTACCGCCCACGCCCGGTCACAGGCCGGTACGGACTGGTAGATGCTGTCCTCGTCCACAAAGTAATGTGCGCTGGCCTCCCGGTCGCCGCCTGCGAAATACTTGCAGTTGGCCTTGGCGGTGTCGCTGACGTTGCCCGTGTAGTGCAGCACCACAAAGGCAACGTCCCGCCCGCCCAGCCGGTCATAGGTCTCCGTGCTGGCCGGGATGCTGGTGTTGATGGGGATACCGCCCGCCTTGGCAATGGGATATGCGGCAGTGATGTGCTTACCCATATCTCACTCCCCCTTGCTGAGCTGCTTGACAGCCTGATTGATGCCGGTGGCCGCCAGACCGCTGACGATGCCCACGGCAATGGCGGTGATGGGGTCGCCCGCCGGGAAGTCCGGGATGGGTGCCAGATAGTAGCTGACAGCCCCCAGCAAACCGCCGCAGACCCCGCACAGGATGGGGATCCACTTGTCGTTCATGCTGCTGGCCTTGCCCACCAGCCCCACGAGGTAGGTAATGACGGTGATGACCGCCACGCTTGCGATGCCAAAAGTTTCCATAATTTCTCCTTTCCGTGCCCGATTCGGGCACACAAAAAATGTTGACAAGTCTTTGTTTATCGGTTTAGTCGGTATTGTACATTCACTGCCGTCTCCTTCCCTTTTTTAATTCTCAGTATAATCGTAAATGATGGTGGCCTTGCTCGCACCCCAAGGAGCATTTGCTACTTGCCCCTGCGACCACGGAACATAAATGGTGGTTAGGTTGGAGCACCCGTTAAATGCAGAAGAGTGGATGGTCTTTGGGTTTCCCTCGAATGTAATACTTGTTAGCCCGGTGCAATTAGCAAACACACCGAAACCAATGTTCGTTATCCCAGGTGGCAGCCTAGTTATTGCCAGGTTGCGGCAACCATTGAACGCATAGTAACCGATGCGTGTTATTCCAGACGGCAGACTAGTTAGTGCAAGTTTGGGGCAGCTTTGAAACGCATAGCTACCGATATTTGTCATGCCAGACGGCAAGCTGGTTAATGCAAGGTTGGGGCAACCGCTAAACGCACTGTAACCAATGGTCGTCAAATCACCCGGAAGTGTAGGGCTGACAGCCGTGCGTTCTATCACTGCCTTGAAGCTGCCGCCACCCTCCAGAGTTCCGGTCACGCCGCCGATCACCACATCCTTCTTGATGTTCTCGGCCAAAAGAGTGTCCGGTTTTTGAATCGTCACCTTACGCATGCCTTTGCTGCTGGTGGGCAGAATGACTTGATTGCCGGAGGGCATAGACAGCTCCACCGTCCGCTCCTCGGTAGCAAGCACCTCCATCACCTGACCCATCTCAGCATCCAGAGGGACTTCCCCGCCGAAGGTGACCGCGAAGTCATCGCCGGGCCGGAACGCTACGTCAAACTCGATCATAGCGCACCATCCCGCAAGATACGCTCCACCGGCACTTCGAATACCTGAGATGCCATGCGCTGACCGCCTACGCCCACCCGGAGCTGCACTTGGGCCTCCCGGCCCGCCCCGGCGGAGAGGGAGAGCGTTTCCTCCTCCGTCAGCGTACACGACACGGTCTTACCCTCCAGCGTCATGTCCGCAAGGCTTTTCTCGATCCTCACCACGCCACCCTGCGCCACGGCCAGCGACAGCGCCGTGATGCTCCCCGTATCAATAGGAAGCCGGAAGGTCAGCGTGGGCGTTGTACCTCGATACATGGGTATCCCTCCTTACAATTCCTTGGTGATATGCGCCTCCAGATTCAGGTGCTTGTCGAGGTGGGTCAGGGCGTCCTTACACGGGCCGTTGCAGCCCTGCTCGATCAGCCCCTGCAAGGCCCCCCGCAGACCGTAGCAGATGATGGTCAGCTCGTCCTGCATACGAATGATCTCGGCGCTCTGCCGCCGGTCTCGCTGCACCAGCTTCACCACCCAAGCCACCACGCCGCCCAATACCCCCAGCGCCGTCACCACAGCCGCCGCCGTGATGACGGTGTTTGCGTCAATGTACATGGCAATTGCCTCCTGTTTTTTCTCTCTCTTTCAAGCGCACATCCCATTCCCCCTTCAGCATACCAAAGAGAAGGAGCGGGTTTCTACCCCCGCTCCTTCAAAAGTTTCGCTTATTTTCCCCACGGAGTGTCCTTGTCACTCCACGCCGTCTTTTTGATGCAGTTCCACATGGCCTTTTCCTGCTTGGCGGACAGGTGCAGAGACTGGATGTATTCCACGTACTTTTTCTTCAGAGACCCGCTGATGGCGTTTCCGTCCTCGTCCTTGTCGCTCTCCAGCTGGCGGACGGCCTCGGCGGCCCGCAGGATCATCACATAGCTGAGTCCCACGCTCTTTCCGTACTGTTCGTATGCCTCCCGCACCTTCCTGCTCTCATAGGTGCGCACCTTCGTCCCCGGATACGCAAGACCCACCGTGCTGTTCCACATCGTCACAAGCTCCCGCATGGTGGCGGAGATGGGTAGTCCCGTAAACTGGGACACCACCTGAGCCGTCTTATAGATCTTGTTGTAGGTGGTCATGTTCCCGTAATAGGTGGTTTTCGTGGCCTTATCAAGGGAGCCTGTCCACAGTCCTATGGTCTCCTCCCAGATGCCCAGCAAACTGTAAAGATTCGACCAAGCCGCCATGTCCATGCGGTCGGTGGAAAATCCGCCGAATGTGTTGGTCACGTCACGGATCAGCGGGATCTTACTCAGGGGATTCAGCTCCCCGGCCAAATTCCCCTCCAGCCCCAGCATGAGATTCAGCACCTGATCTTTCACCGTCTCCGGCTTTTCGCCCCAGAACGCCTTCCAGAATTTTTCCAAAAAGGAATCGTCATCCCAGTCACGCAGCGCATCAGCGAGGGCCCCTGCTATGGCGCTGGCCGCACCGGCCAGAATGTACGCCTGATAGGCCCGCCCCAGCTGCCGCCAGTTTTTCTTGACGGCCTTTTGCATCCCCATAGACTGTGCGTCCTGCAAGGTGTCCAGTGTGGAGTTCATCAGCAGATTATAGCTCACCGTGGATTCCGACATGAAGGAGGTGGCGATTTTACTGAAGGTGCCGCCGTCCCGCATCATGTGGCTGCGGGTCATGGTGGAATCCACCACCTGCGTCCGGTAAATGACCTCCCGGAAGCGCTCTGCGGTGGCCTCCATCAGCTCCTCGCCGGTGAGGTGGCGCTTTTCCTCCACCTCCAGCTTACAGGCCAGCCACAGCCGTTCCCATGTGATCTTATCTCCGGCTTGTGCTGCCGCCATGGACTTGTCCACCAGATCCTCGATCTTGCCGCCCTTGCCCTTGATCTGGTCTCGGATGGAACGGCCCACATCCGTGTCGAAGAAACCCATTTCCTTCCACAGGGCGATGCCGCTGTATTGCAGCATCTCCTGCCCCTCCGCCTTCGTAATGACCTTTTTGGTCAGGGCCTTCGCCAGATACTTGTGGTCGATCACGGCGCTGGCCCGGACGTAGGAGGTGGGCTGCAGCATGGCCACTCGCAGGTTCGCCGCCACGGCGGCCCGCTTGTATTTGGAGATGGCCTTGGCAGCCATGCCTTCGCCTCGTGCGCCGTTCTCCTTTACGCCGTTGATGTCCTTCAGAAACGTCACCACGTAGTTGTTGGCCCCGCTGCCCCACGCACGGGTCATCTCCCGCTGCACGGTTCTCGTCCGCACCTGCCCGTTGTCCTTGTTCTTGCTGCTATCCTTATAGTTGTACCACTTCTGGGCATCCAGCACAGGCAGGGCCAGCGCATTGTACTTGGCCATGTCCGCCATGTGGTTGGCGAACACGTCGAAAATACTTCGCACCATGATGGCGTTGTTGGCTCCCTCCGTCAAAGGCTTCACGGCGGAAATGTTCAGCAGCCGGTAAAGGCTTCCCTCCTTGCTGTCCGTTTTGGCGGGCCGATCCTGCGAATCGGTCTCAATGGGGAAGTAGTTCTCCTCCGTAAAGGCCCGATACCCGAACCGCCGCATGGATACCTCGTTGCCCCACGCAGAACCCTGCTCAGTCATGTACCTCTGCATGGCCTTGGCCGCCTGTACCTGCTCCGGGGTCAGCAGGCTTAAAAGCCTTCCCAGTTCGCCCTGCGTCAGGAGGTAATGCTCCGCCTGATCCACATCCTTTTTCTTTTTCTTCTTCTCCCGGACGGGCTTCCCCTCTTCTGCGGCTCTGGCGCTTTCGATCTCCTCGGCAATGTCGATGGATGCAATACGGATGCCGCCGCCCATCAGATGGCCCATGGCCTGCTTTCTCCGGCTCAGGCAGTAAAGGCTCATCAGCTGCGCTGTGGTCAGCGTCACCTCCTCCTGTCCTCCCTTGCTGCTCTCCAGCATCACCGTATGGGTCTCGGTATCCCATTTTCTGGCCGTCTTATCATCGATCAGTCCGTTTCGGAAATCCAGCACCTTCTGGATGTTGAAGGCCAGCTTATCCCAGCCGTTCATCAGCCCTTGGAAGATGGACTTTCCGCCCTCTCCGAAGCGCTGGAAGGCATACCACGGCAGGCAGTTATCCCACACCAGGAAATTCTCTCCGGTTTTTCTCTGGTGCTGCTCATGCTCATTCAGCGCCCAGATGGTGTCCTCCGCCGCATCCACCACCGTGGCGAACTGCCGGTTCACCATCAGCTTGTTCATTTCCGTCACGGCGGTGCTGATCACAGACAGCACCGTGTTGGTCTCCTCCAGCTCTTCCACCGTCATCGTCTGCAAAACGCCGTTTCGGAGAGGATGTTCCTCGATAGCCTTCTCCACTTTGGAGACGTAGGCGTTCAGCAGCATCTGAAATCCAGCCGGAAGATCCAGATACCCGCCGATCAGATCGTCGCCCTTACCACTTTCTTCGTAGAGGCTCTGCCGGGCCAGCACATCCTGGATCCCCCGCAGGGCCTTAACGTACCGCTCGTCCGCCTTTGTCATGGCCCCACCGGCCAAGCCCCGCTTAGAGATCAGGTTCATCGACCGCAGCAGCTCCGCCACAGGCTTCTTCAGGGCTTCCGGCACGTGCTTTTTGTCCGTGTTGGTCAAAAGCATTTCCTGCAGCCGCTTGGCGTTCCGCTCTACGCTCCGCCGCAGCTTCCCCATGTATTCCGCCCGCTGCCGGGTCTCCCGGTAGCTGCTCACGCTCCGCTGCACGGCGTCCCGCTCTACCACCACTCTGGCCTTCTTCAGCAGCGCCCTGACCACCTTTTTCTCCTGCGTCTGCGACAGTTCCTCGTTCAGCCGCCGGATCTTGCCGTTGACGGTGTCCAGATTCTTCTGCACCTTCCGCAGCTGCGCCCGCTCCGCATCGCTCAGTTCCTTGGCCTCACGCCCGGCCAGAATGGCCCGCTTTTCCTCCAGAAAGCCCTGCCGCTGCTCCTCCGCATCGTCGATGCGTCCCAGCTTCTGCTCGATGATGCCCAGCCTTGCCCGATCCGCATCTGTCAGGCTCCGGCTCTCGGAGTTTTTCGCCATTTGGGCGGCGATCCGCAGCACGTCCCGGTCGGAAAGCGTCGAGCTGCGAATTTGTGCTTGACTTTCCGTCTGGTTCTGTGCTACAATATCCCCAGTGGTGGATGTGTCCGACTTGACGGACTGCCCCACAGAGGTGGTGGATGTGTCCGACTTGACGGACTGCCCCACCTTTTCTATTGGATCAATATCATACAGATACTTCACACCGTTTGCGGATTCCGCCACGTTCAGCGTGGCCTCCCAGACGGTGTTATTTTTATCCTGAATGTACGTCGTCCAATACTGCCAGTCGTTCTTGCCGTTGTTGTCCAGCCAGCCGTGAGGATATTTGGCCTTCCTCGGTCTCTCGTACCGCGAGGTAGCGATCAGCTCATCCGCCAGCACGACGGATTCCTGCTCGACTTTCGTTCCGTTTCGTTTGGTGGAGAGATCCTTCGTCACAGGAACTTTCCGCCCATTCCGGTTGCGGAACTTCTCGCTGGGAGCTGCAATGCGGATATCCACCGCTTCCCCGTTGGGGTCATAGGCCGTGATGGTCTGGCCGCCCAACTCCTTCACCCGCTCACGCATCATCTCCTTGCGCTCTGCGTCCGTCAGGCCCTCCAGCAACGTGGAATCCAAATAGACGCCCTTGCCGTAATTCGTCCCGTCCTCGCCCTTGATCTCCCGGATAGAATACCGGATATCGGGGGCTGCTGTGGGAGACTGGTTGTCCACGTTTTTGAACTGGCTGCTGTCGAAGGCGACATATACCGTTGCGTTGTCGTATTTGCCTTCAACGATATATCCGTCGTATCCCAGCACCTCACGGGCAGCCTTCAGCACAGCTCCGGGATTTCCCATGCCATTGGCCAGTTCTGCCAGAATCTCGCTGTCGCTGTCGCTGGTGGACATGGTAGCCCGCAGCGTGTCCTCTACCGACCGATTATACCACGCACGGGACGGATATCCCATGCCGCCCTTGGAATCATAATTCAGCACAAGGTCATCCCCTGTGGGGTCGATCGCCTTGATGAGCTTCCGCACTTCCGCAGAGGTCAGCGTTACCTCGCTGTCGCTCAGGGGCTTTTTCATGTCCAGATAGCCCTCCAACAGCTGTCCGCCCTTCTTGGAATACCCCTCGGCCATAGGCTTATAGTCCGTGAAGTAAAAGCCCTGTCCTTCAGAGCTGCCGTTCTGGCTCATAAAGTCTGCGGAGAATTTCGTGAATACAGCACCGCTTCCGTGGTACACCACCTTCAGACGGCCCTCAGCATCCCGCACCTTGCTGTCCTTGAAGTAGTCCTGCTGCGCCTCCGTCAAGCTCCGACCTTCGCTGTCCCGGATAGAGAACTGATCCTTTACTCCCCGCTGATTCTCCGTGCCTCGTCCAGAATATCCTCCGAGGTTGCGTCCCTGTTGTCCGCCATAAAGTTCATCAGCTGTTCCTGCAGTTCCGGTTTGTTCTTGAGCCTCAGATAGATTTCTGCCCCGGCTCCGTTTTTTACTTTGAAACTGCTCAATCCACGAATCAGCAGATCGTCCATTTCTGTCCGCATTCTTTCTTCCCTCCACATAGTCAGTTATATCGGTTTTGCATGCTGCCGCCTTCTTGCCGCCCACCGCATACAGCGGCGTGGCATCTGTTCCGTCACCTATGCCATATAAAGCGAACACCTGTACGCCTTTTTCATCAGCATACACCCACTTGGTTGCCTCGTCAAGAAAATTTTCACCGCTTTTGATCTCGGCGTTCATCCGTCGTTCCAGCAGATCCCACTCCGCTTGTTTCAGCTGCGGCCGCCAATACTTGCCCCTTGCCATGTACTGGGTTTCGCCGCCCTCGCTCCGGGTCTCCGCTCCCTGATAGTTCTCCACCGCCGCCGTGGCCGCTTTGTCATAGGCTTTCACAATGCGCTCCAGATAGTGCAGTCCGCCGTCCCGCATCTCCTTCAAGAGAGCCGCCTCCGCCTTGGTGTTGGTGGTCAGCCCATCGAAGTACGCCTTCACTTTGGCGATGAAGTCCTTCAGCTTGCCGATGAGCTTTTCCGCCAGCGTGGCGTTGCGGTTATACAGGGTCTCCATGAAATAGGAGTCCGGCAGAATGTCCGTCATAGCATCCGCCACCACCTCCCGGCTGGCCTCGTCGTAGGAAATCTCCTGTCCCAGCGCCTGCCGGTATTTGTCCTGCTTCTCCCGGATCAGATCGTCCACCGTCACGCCGCCCCCTTGGCCGTCCAGCTTTTCCTGCATGACCTCGAATACCAGCTTCCGCAGCTCTCGGTACTCCTCGTCGGCGTTCTCGATGAAATGGGTGAACTCATGGTTGAAAGTCCGCAGCATGGTGTACTGACTGAAGTCAGCGGTGCTGCTTACATTGTCGATGCCGCTGTTGACATCAATGTAAATGGTGTTCTCGCTGCGCCGGAAGCGGCCCTCTGCTTCGGTGATGTTCCCCTCTGCATCTCCCTTGGAGCGGTACAGCACGATGTCCACGCCTGTGGCCTTGGCAATGACGGAGAGGATCCTATACCCCTGCTTCTGCGGTACGTTAAAGGTCTTGCTGAGGTCGGAGAGGTTCGCCCCGTTCTCTGCCCGCACCACGCCCTGCCTGCGCCACGTGGCCTTCTTCCCGCTGCGCTCCTGCTTTTCGGCGGATGCGCCGGTACGATAGGCAATGTCTTTCTGTGCCTCCGTCAGATAGTCAAGGCTCCGCAGCCCCTGCACCACCCGGTACGGCACGTTGCTTTCGCCCATTTCGTGGGCGATGCGGTAAGCCTCGCTGAATTTCTCCACATCCTGCCCCTGCTGATAGGTGCGCAGAAACGCCTTGGCCTGCTTGCCATAGGCCTTGGAGGCCTCCTCCAGCGTCACGGGCGTTCCCTGTGTCTGCTGGGCCGTCCCCTGCGTCTCCTGCGTCTCCTGCATCTCCTGCGTCTCCTGCGTCTGCTGGGCGACCTGCTGCGCCACGGCCTGACGCTCCGTCAGGGCCTGCCGCACCTCCGCCCGGAGCTGACTGCCGGTCTTGCCTTGGGGGTCAATGCCCAGCTGCTCCAGCGTCTCCCGGCTTGCTGCCGCTTTCCGCACAATAGCGCTGGTCAGTTTCTCCGGCTCGGCAGACTGTTCCGTGGCCTCCGTTCCCTGCTCCACGGCAGTCTCCACCGCCTGTGCTGCGGGCGCTTCTGCTCTCGTCTGCTGATCTGCCACAGGGCGATGGGCCTGCTCGTACTCATATACCGTAGTCAGGCTGGGAAGGCCCTGCACCCATTGCGGCACGTTCTTCGTCTGCATTAGTTCCTGCCCGACATGATCTCCGTAGCGACTGCGGAAAATGGTGCCCTGATCCGCCGCTCTCTGTTTCCGTGACGCTTTGTCCTTACCTCTCGTCTCTCCGGTAAAATAGCGCACCATAGCATCCGCCACGGCGTTTGCGTCCTTCGTCTCCCCCAGATCGGTGAGCCGCTGGGCGATCTTCTCCTTAATTTCCGCCAAGGCCGCTGTGTTGTGGGCATTTACGTTGTCTCGGATCAGCGTGCGGATATCCTCGCCGGATACCGCCTCGCCGCTATCCAGCGCATTCATGACCTTCTGCGCCGTATAGTCCTCGCTGTCCAAAGAAAGCCGCTCCTGCGCCATTTCTTTGGCCGCCGGTGTAAATTTCTCCCCCAGTTTGTCAAGGCTTTCCTGATACTGCGCCAGCTCCGCCTCCTGACGGGTCTGCGCCCGCTTGGCCATGCCCTGCTGCACACCGCCCAACAGACCGCCCACAGCAAAGCCTCCTGCATACTCGTTGGCCGCCGTCACAGGGTTCACTACGGCGTTTTCATCCGTCACAGAAACCAGCGGGTTTTTCTTGTCATAAACCGCATTCTCCATCAGCCGGGATACAATGCCCTGCTGGATCTCCTCCATGCCCTCCTCGTGTGCGCCCTTGATCCACGTGCGGAATGTGGGAGCCTCCGGGATCTTCTGAATACCGCCGCCGATCTCGATGACGGAATTGACCATCGCCGAGGACAGGGCGTACCGTGTGGCTTCGTCCTCCGTCGCCCCGTTATCCAGCGCCTCATAGTAGTCCATGCCCACTTCCGAGAAAAAGCTCGTCCAGTATTCCCGGCTCCGCAGCGTATTCCCGGCCAGCTTCGCTGCCTCCTCCAGTTTTCCGGCAAGGCCGCTCTTCTGCACTACGTTTATCCCTAAAGTTTCCAGTTCTTTCGTAGTAGTCGGAAGCAGTGATGTTCCACCGGTAATCACCGCTTCTGCCGCCATAGGAAGGGCATTGCCCATACCATAGGCCACATCCCCGCCAAAGGTTGCAGCCTTTTTGGCGACTTTGGTTCCCAGCTCACTGCCGGTCTCGATGTCCTCCACATCCTCCGCCAGTTTCTGCTGTGTGTACTCACGGCTCTGCCTGATGCCGACAAGGCCGTTTTTCCCGAAAAACTTCCAATCAGGCCGCCCATTGTACAGAGCGTTGAAAAAACCACTTCCTTCAAAGCCTGCGCCGGGAAACAGTTTGTCCAGTCCCTTGCCGATCAGCGTTTCTCCTGCGGCCAGTGTGCCCGCCGTTCCCTCTGCCACACCTTGGGCAAAGCTTTCGCCAAGTAGCTTGGAATAATCCCCCACGTCAAACTTCCCGCCGGTCTTTTTCGACGCTTTGACGGCCTCCGTGGTGCCGCCCTTTCGCAGGAGGCTTTCTGCCTGTTCCGCATCCGTTCGCCGGGGCTGCTTCCCGCTCAGGCCCTTGCGAAGCACGCTCTCCTGCTGCTCCGGCGTAGATGCGACCGTTGTATAATTGCCGGTGCGTCCGCCGGAACGAACCTTGTCCGTCCATGTGGTTTTCCGTTCCGGCATGGTGATGCTCTCACCCTCTCTTTGCCCGGTGACCTCACCCATGGCGCTGGCCCGCTGGCGGAGCCTGTCCCGTGCAGACCCCACAGCAGGAGTTTCTGCCTCCTGCCGCTGGTTCTGCCGGTTCTGCTGCTCCTCGTCCTCCCGGCGCTTTCCGCCGTACATGGCCTGCGCTCTGGCCCGAAGTCTGTCTCTTGCGGTGCCTCCCTGCATCGTCATAGCGCTTTCCTCCTTACACAGTCATCTTTACGGGATTGTTGTAGTTTTTCTTGGTGCTTCTGGCATAGACGGGATTGCCGTTTTTATCTCGCCCCTGCATGATGATGTAGCCCTGCTTCTCCAGCCGCTCGGCATCATCATAGGTGATCTCGCCGTAGCCGGGAACGTAGATGCGGTTGCTGCTGTACTTGGGCGTTCCCTTCACCTTCACCTGTTTATCATCGTCGTCGCCTCCGCCTCCGCCGCCGCCACGGCTGCCGGAGGAGGAATACTTGGCCGCCAGCGCCGCCTCTGCGTCTGCCCGCTGCTGGTCATAGTACGCCTTCCACCTTGCCGCCTCCGCTGCACTCATGCCCGCCGCCTCCAGTTCGCTCTGACTGGGGGTATACCCCGTGGTGCCGATGAGGGTCACCAGATTGCTGTAGGCATCCTTGCGCTGCTGATAGGCAAATTCCTTTTCCTGCCGCTCTGCGTTCTGGCTGTTCCACCAGTTCTCCGCCCCCTGACTGTACGCCGTGTCCGCCCGGCCCGTCTGATAGGTGACGTTCTGCCAGTACTGATCCAGCGCATCCTTGTAGCGGTTATACTCCGTATCCCGCAGGTCGCCGGTAAGCTGATACTGCTGCAGCATCCGGCCTCCCTCGTCCTCGTAAGCCTGCCGGGCCTGTCCATACAGCTCCGGGATCACCTCGTTGAGCTTCTGAAGATACGCATCATACTGCTGCTGTCCTGCGCTCTGGCTGTAGGTGGAGCCATACCCGCCGGTGAGACCGGCAGCCTGTCCCATGGTATCCATCATGGCCTGCTTCCCCTGCAGCACGTACTGATCCCGGTACTGCTGATACAGCGGATCCTTGGCGGCGTCATAGGAAAATTTCTCCCGGTTCATGATCTTGTCGTAAATGTCCTTGAGCTGCTGGTCATACGTCCCGGAATAGTCCGGCTTGCTGCCCTCCAGCTCCTGCAAGCGCCGCAGCGCCTCCTGATAGGCGGCGTTGGTGGTGGGGTCGTAGCCATACTTGCCGTAGTCGGTCTTTTTCTGCCCTCCGGCGGACTGTACGGAGACCCCCCGGTCTGCCGTGGCCTGCGCCGAGGCCGTGCTGCTCTGTGTGGAGGCCGTCCGCCCCTGCTTGGCGGCATTGCCGCCCTGCCCCATGACCTCATAGGTGGGCGTCACCACCGGAAGCCCCACCGTGCCGCCCCGAAGATCCTGCCACGTGGCCTCTCCCACCTCGCCGCTTTCCGGGAGGTTCCGGGATCTCTGGTAGTCCTTCACGGCGCTTTGGGTCTTGTCCCCGTATACGCCGTCCACCTTCAGTCCGTAGCCGTTCCGGTTCAGCGCCGACTGCAATCTCCGCACAACGTCCCCGGTGCTGCCTCTGCGAAGCTTTTCATTGTCCATGTCTCTCGCTCCTTTCTCATGCCGTCCGTTTCCAGACGTACACCGCCAGATACGGCGGCATATTGTTGTGGGAATTTCCCCCGCCGGTGGTGCCCGTCAGGGTGTTGCGGCTGATGTCAAATGCCGCCGCTGCATAGGGGTAATATCTTCCGCTTCCGCTCTGCGACCCCATGTCGCCTATGGTGAACGCCTTCTGGCTGTTGGTGATAAATCCGTAGTATCCCGGCTCATTGGCCGGGTTGTGCCCGTGGCTGGGCATCTCCGCTGTCGTCAGGGTGTGGCTGGCCTCGCCGCCGGTCTTTCCTGCGGCATAGGTTCTGCCCGCCGCCAGCAGGAAGGTGTCTTGAATGCGCTCCCACGTGCCGCCGAACAGCGTCTGCGGGCTGGTGGCTGAGACGGAGATGTAAATGCTCCCCACCGGCCACATCATGGCAAGTATCACCTTTTTCAGCGTGTCGCCGTAGGCAACGATCTCCCAGTCCTCCGGCAGTTCAAACGCTTTTGCCCTCTCGCAGTATTTTCCCACGGCAAAACCGTCTCCGCCCTCCCGGATGTGCATGGCCACCGTGTCCGTGGGGACTACCGCCTCGTAGCTGGCGGAGTTCCCCAGCGTATCCACAGCCTCCAGACGCACCTTGTAGGTCTTGGTGGTCAGAATGTCCGTGGAGCCTGTGATGATCTTTCCCACGCCGCTCTTCATGGAAACCGCTGCCCCCCAGCTGCCGGAGGTCCCCAGCTTCCAGTACGCCTTCAGCTGACAGGTGATGGCTCCGCCCGCCTCTGTGTAAGAGGTCTTTGCCTGCGCCCAGATGTGAGTCCCGGCGGACATCGCCGCCCCGTTCCGGTCGCATCGGTACACGGCAATGTCCGTCAGATTTGGTGCGGAATAGTCGTAGGCCGTCAGCGTCAGGTCCTCCGACACCGTAAAGCCCCGGCTGTCCTCCACGGTGCAGGTCACCTTCACATTGGTGGCCAGCAGCACTCCCGTCCGATAGGGGGCGGATCTCACCGTCTCCCCCTGACAGGTGATGCGCCGTTCCTTGATAGAGGCCCCCTGCTGGCAGGAGACCTTGCTGTCATCAAATCTCACCTCACTGCGGGAGATGCCCTTGAGCAGCACGGAAAGCCCCTCCGCCTTGGTGCCGTCGTTGTAAGCCACCGCCCTGCACCATCCCGCCGAGGCCGTCGGCCCCAACGAGGAAGGTACAGTCATCGTCAGCTTCATCTCCTGCGTGCTGCCCACCTGCGTGGTGGCCGCAGCGTTGCTGTACGTCCGCAGATAGATGGTACACTCCCCGCTGGCGGCGTTGGGGATCTGCGATGCCAGCGACAGGGGCGGGGTAAAGAGGAACCAGT